GATCGTACGCTGTCCAGGGCAATGCAACAGAGTATTGCCACCAGACGATATTTCCATTAGGATACCCGTGCTAGATGTCGATATTGCGTCTAGACACGAGCTAAGCCCGCCCCGAAAGGTCGCGGGCTTTTTTGTTTTCAGCAGTCAGGCCGTCAGCTGGCGAACCGTCAGAGCCCATGATAGTGGCTCCAATCCCGAACCTCAAGCGAACGATGGACGCCGAATGGGCGCAGGTTGTGGATGATGCGCGCTGGCCGCTGCGTCTTGTGCAGACGTCCACACGAAGGAATAGCAATGGCAATCGACGTGCGCAATGCGGTCAGGCAGCTCACGGCCGGGATCCTGGTGGAGGATAAGCAGATGAAGTTCGCCACGCGGGTCGCGCTGACGCGCACAGCGAAGAAGGTCGAGGCTGCGGAGCTGCACGAGATGCGGGACATCTTCGACCAGCCGACGCCGTTCACCTTGTCTGGCCTGTTCGTGCGCCCTGCGACTAGAACCAACCTGACCGCCGAGGTCAAGCTGAAGGACTTCGCCAGCAAGAGCAGCACGCCGGCGGCGACCTACATGGCGGCGCAGATCAAGGGTGGTACGCGTAGGCAAAAACGGTTCGAGCGTGCGTTGCAGTCGGTCGGCGCGCTGCCGCCTGGCTATCAGGTGGTGCCGGGCGAGGGCGCCGAGCTGGATGCCTACGGCAACATGAGCCGCGGCCAGATCGTCCAGATCCTGTCCTTCTTCAACGCGTTCCCGGAGGCGGGCTACAAGGCCAACATGTCCGACAAGCGTCGAGAGTCACTGGCGCGCGGCTCGAAGACGCGGCAGGGCATGGCGTACTTCGTTGGTCGACCAGGTGACCGCCTGCCACTGGGGGTCTACCAGCGCGTGTACCTCGCGGGCGGCAGCGCAATCCGGCCGGTGATGATCTTCGTCCGCGAGGTCACCTACCAGGCCACCTTCGACTTCGGGTACGTGGCCGAGAAGACGATCGAGCGGCACTTCGCATCCGAGTTCCAGCGTGCACTCGATGAGGCGCGAGCCACCCAGCGCTGACCGCCGGCCTTTTCCAAGGTACTCCGGCGAGGGGGCCCTTCAAGGGTAATTCGAACCCCGATATTTCTCTAGTCACGGACCCGTTTTAAGGGGGTTGTATTGTCCACCATTGACCTTTCCATGCCGATGACGCAGGCAGCATTCGGTGCGCTTGTCGGTGTCAGCCAGCAGGCCATCGGCAACCTGGTCGGCAGGGGCATCCTCGACAAGGGCATGGATGCCGAGCAGCTGCTGCTGGCATATTGCTCGCACCTGCGCGAACAGGCGGCCGGCCGCGCCGCAAACGGCGAGCTGGATCTGGCGACCGAGCGCGCAGGCCTAGCCAAGGCGCAGCGCGAGAAGATCGAAATGCAGAACGCGGTCACGCGCGGCGAGCTCGCGCCCGTCGCCCTGATCGAGGAGGTGCTGTCCAAGGCAGGTGGCCGTATCGCCGGCATCCTCGAAGCGATCCCAGGCTCTGTGAAGCGCCGTGTGCCCAACTTGACCGGCGACGAGATCAAGAACATCGCGGCGGAGATCGCGCGCGTGCGCAACGTGGTCGCCGGCATGTCGCTGGAGGATCTGCGCGAGCCCGACGAGGACGACGAAGAGGGCGAGGGCGATGGCGAGGGGTTCGCACCATGAGCAGCATGCACGAGGTGCTGAACTGGCAGTCGCCCGAGCTGGCCAGGACCGTCTCGCGCGGTTTGGGTACGTTCGGCGTGCCGCCGCCGATGACGCTCGAGGAATGGGCTGCGGAGCACTTCTACCTGTCGGCCGAATCGTCGTACGTCGAGCAGGCCTGGCACCCGTGGCCCTTCCAGCGCGCGATCCTGGCGTGCATCAGCAACGACGACATCCGCGCGATCGACTTCAAGAAGTCGGCCCGGGTCGGCTACACGAAGATGCTGCTGGCGGCGGTCGGTTACTTCGCCGAGCACAAGCGCCGCAACCAGGCGCTATGGCAGCCGACCGACGGTGACAGCGACGAGTTCGTCAAGACCGAGCTCGACCCAATGCTGCGCGACGTGAAGGTCATGCGCAAGGCGATGCCGGCGCACATGTCTAGGCACAAGGACAACACGCTCGCGCAGAAGAAGTTCTTGGGCTGCCTGCTGCACACGCGCGGCGGCACGGCCGCGCGCGCATACCGCCGGATCTCGGTCGACGTCGCGCTGCTGGACGAGCTGGACGCGTTCGACCGCGACGTCGAGAAGGAGGGCTCGCCCGACGTCCTGGCGGCCAAGCGCGTGGAAGGCGCGACCTTCCCGAAGATCATCACCGGATCGACGCCGAAGCTGCAGGGCTTCTCGCTCATCGACGACCGTTACCAGGCGGCCAATGTACGGCTCAAGTATGCGATCCCTTGTCCGGAGTGCGGCGAGTTCCACGCGCTGACCTGGGGCAAGAAGGACGAGCAGCACGGCTTTAAGTGGGTGAATGGCGATCCGGAAACGGTGCGGCACCTTTGCCCGCATTGCCATTGCCTGATCACCCAGGCGCAGTACCTGGCTGTAGCCGGCCAGGGCCGCTGGCGGAACGACGACGGCAGCATCACGGTCGACGCTGCCGGCGTGTTCCGCAACGCGGCCGGCGACGAGATCCCTGCACTCGAGCGTATCGCCTTCCACGTTTGGACTGCGTACAGCCCGCTGGTGACCTGGTCGCGGCTGGTCGAGGAATTTCTGGAGGCTTACGAAGCGGCGCAGGGCGGCGACATCACCAAGCTCAAGACGTTCACCAACACGACGCTGGGCGAGGTCTGGGCGCTGGAGCAGGAGAAGAGCGACGCCGACCAACTGAAGGAGCGTGCCGAACCCTACAAGCTCGGTACGGTGCCGATGGGATGCGTACGGCTGCTGGCCGGCTGCGACACTCAGGACAACCGTATCGAGATCACGGTGCGCGGATATGGCCGTGGTTGCGAAACCTGGAAGATCGACCACCGCATCTTGTACGGAAATCCGAGCGAGGAGCAGGTCTGGCAGGACGTCGCCGAGTACGTGTTCGAGACCGAGTTCGCGCATGCGGGCGGGCAACAGCTGCGGATCTACGCGGCTGCGATCGACACTGGCGGCCACCACACTCAGGCGGTGTACGCGTTCGTGCATGCGCAGAGTGCGCTAGGCCGGAAGGTGTTTGCAGTGAAGGGGCGCTCTGGCAAGGAGAAGCATATCAAGGACGGCGTCTCAAAGGTCGACATCGACTGGCGCGGCAAGACGAAGAAGCGCGGCCTGTTCCTGTGGCAGGTCGGTACCAACTTGGCCAAGGACCTGATCTACGGCCGCCTGCAGATAACGAAGCCGGGGCCCGGCTACATGCACTTTTCGAAGGAGTCGACGGATGAGTATTTTGCGCAAATGGCAGGCGAGGCTCGGGTGGAGCGCGCTACCGCCGGCGGAAAGGAATCGCGCTGGACGGCGTTGCGCAAGCGAGTGGAAGCGTGGGACTGCACGGTCTACGCGGTCTGGCTTGAAACCCACCTTGAGCTGGCCAAAAAGCCGGCCAAGTGGTGGGACGCGCTGGAGGCCGACGTCCAGCCGGCAATTGTAGACCTCTTCAGCCAGCCGGCTGCAGCCGCCCCCGAACCGGTAGGGCCTACGCTGCCGGCGCAACGACAGAATCCGCCAGCACCGGCCACGCCGCCGGCGCCGGCACAAAACAGGAACGCGAACAACCGATTCGCGTCCGATGATTGGTGTAGTAGAGGATTTAGCTAATGCAGAACGAACACGACATTGTTGGCGCCTTCGTCAGCCTGGTAGGCGCCACGCTTGGTCTTGGCGTATTTACGCCAGAGAAGCAGCGGATGGTTGACACGATGCTTCGCACGCAATGGGGCGGGCAGGAGGTTTACGTTAAGAAGCATAACGTGGATCCCGAGGCGCGCGCTTTAGAGATCAAGGTCAAGTACAACGGCCGCAATCGAAAGGAGCTAATGCTCGAGTACAACATTAGCCGCTCCCAGTTTTACAGATTCATCAAGGGAACTTAGTTCATTTCATAAAGTAAGTTGGCTTGCTATGGATGTCACGCCTGAGCCATCAGCGATAGCAATTATCACATCAAAACCAAGATCTCCTGAATCACGCAGACCCTTAGAATGCGTCAGTGACATCCTGATTTTCGAGGCCTCCAAATTTCCGGGGGCGAGCCAGAAAACACAAACTCGGCCTTTCTCTGAGTCGGGGTCATTTCCAAATATTGAGCCAGCGTATAGCGCGACTGTATGTTGGTAGATATCAATTGGTTCGATAGTTGGGCTGTAGATGGCAGGAATGAATAGGTATTTCTCCCCTTCATGAAGAACAATATGTCCTGTCTTTGATGAGTTTTCAAAAGAATTATTGTATCGATCAGAAACCCATTTTTTGAATATTTCTCTGGCGTACATTGCGTCTTCAACGGCTTTACGTCCAGCCTTTTTAATTGTCTCAGAAAGGTCTTTAACCTCCTGAATTGAATCCGACGAAATTTTGGCTTCAAGTTCACTTTTTGCATACTCAAGAAATCTATCAGGCCTATACATCAGGAAATTTTGTATGCCTCCCTCGTTGCGTGCTTCGTCAATGAGCTCCGGGCGAGGGCCGATGATTTTCGGTCCGTCCTGCTCGACTATGCGCCACCAATCTGACTTTGCGTCGTCAGTTATGAAGATCAAGGATTTTTTCTCTGATTCTCTGCAATATGAAAGTATTTGTTTCCATAGTATCAAGTCTCCATATTTTCTTTTATATATCAAGCCAGAATGAAAGAACTCGTCTGGTTCTTTGCTGTCTTTTAAGTCGTCCTCATACCCCGGTGGAATTTTGTATTTGTACCGTTGTTCGCCGGATTTTTGAACTACATCAAGATCAGATTGGTTGGAAAAATTTCGTCCAACCCGGTGATTGAATAAGTTTTCAAGTCTGGCCTTTAGTTCGTCTTCGTCGAATATAGTCTGTTGATCTTTCTCAATTATCGATAAGCCATCAAAAAACTTCGATATTTCTTTATCAAATCCTTTTATGAGTGGTTCTGTATTGATAAGTGAATGTCGTTCTTGTAGTTTAAATTTGGCCAAATCATTCGTCAAATTTTCCTTGGCACGGTTAACTGAATTTCTAACCTCGTTAAAGCGTTTAACTTGTTCTGCAATTACTGAAAGCCGATTTCGTTGAAACTCAAGAGCTACTTGATATGGAATCCAAATGCGGTCAGATATCTCGTGAAGAACGTCAAGAAGTTCATTCCGCGTCCTAACTCGATACCTATATAGATTTAGTAGAACATTTGTGTCGAATACAAAGACCGCATCTTTCCAAACTTCCGAATAATTAGGGCTGCGGCCGTTGTCATACTCAGGGAACATGTCTTTCATTGGGTATTTCCTTAATCGTTTGAGATGTTCGATGTGGCCGAGGCTAAAGTAATCAGTGGGCTAAGGCTAGGACAGCGTCCCATTTCTCCCTAGAAATGAGACGCTACAGTCTATAACGTTGACGCTCTTTTGAGGAGTATGCGATGACTACTGTAGCAACTATGCTAGCCGAGTACATGAGAGCCGAGTTGGCTGTCCTAGCCGGCAAGACCATTACCTTCCAAGGTCGCTCGATGGGCATGGAAAATCTCCAGGAGATCCGTGCAGGCCGTCGCGAGTGGGAGGCACGCGTCGTGCAAGAGTTGCGCTCCGCCAGTGGCCGTCCTTCGATTGGCGGCATGTCCTTCTCCGTCGCTAGCTTTGGAGACCGCTGATGATGAAGGCGGCCCCGAAGGTCCAACTCAACTTCTTCGACCAAGCGATCGCGTTCTTCTTCCCAGGTGTCGGAGTTCGTCGCTTGGCTGCACGTAACGTCCTGAGCCAATACGAAGCCGCGAAGCCATCGCGCCTGCGCAAGGGGCGCAAGGCGAACGGCTCGCCGAACGCCGGCTCGCAGATGGGCGCGGTCGGTCTACGCGGCCTGGCCCGCCACCTCGAGTCGAATCACGACATCGCGCGCGGGGCGCTGCGCACGTTGGTGAACAACGTCGTCGGCCCGAGTGGCATTGGTATCGAGCCGCAGCCGCGGCGCCGCGATGGTTCCATCCATGCCGAGTACGCGGCCGCGCTGCGCAAAGCCTACCGCGATTGGGCGCAGACGCCGGAGGTCACGCAACGGCACCACTGGAGCAAGGTGCAGCGCATGGTCGCGAAGACCTGGCTGCGCGACGGAGAGTGCTTCTCGCAGCGCCTCATCGGTGCTGTGCCGCTGCTCGACCACGGCACCAAGGTCCCGTACTCGCTAGAGCTGATCGAGCCCGACCTGATCCCATTCGACTATTTCGACCCGGCGCGCGGGATCCAGCAGGGGATCGAGCGCAACACCTGGGGCAAGCCGACCGGCTACTGGGCTTACAAAAGCTTCCCTGGTGGTGATACCTGGACGAAGGGCAGCTACGAGCTCAAGCGCATTGAAGCGGGCCGCATGCATCACATTGCGTCGATCGATCGCATCGGGCAAATGCGCGGCGTGTCTGAGTTCGCCAGTGTGATTGGCCGCCTCGAGGACATCAAGGACTACGAGGAGTCCGAGCGCATCGCGGCGAAGGTCGCGGCGTCCTTGACGGCATACGTCAAGAAGGGCTCGCCCGAACACTACCCTGATGTGGGCGACGGCGCCGCAGGCCAGCCGCGCGAGCTGCACTTCTCGCCCGGCATGATCATCGACAACCTGGGCGTGGGTGAAGAGATCGGCATGATCGATTCCAACCGTCCGAATCCGAACCTGGTCACGTTCCGCCAGGGCCAGCTGCGCGCAGTCGCGGCCGGCTTGGGCGGCAGCTACTCGAGCATCGCGCGCGACTACAGCGGCACCTACTCCTCCCAGCGTCAAGAGCTGGTCGAGCAGTGGATCCACTACGCGGTGCTGTGCGACGAGTTCGTCGGCCAGTTCGTTCAGCCGACCTGGAACGACTTCGTGCTGGCATCCCGCCTGTCTGGCGTGGTGCTGATGCCGGCCGACGTGGATCCCGAAACGGCAGACGACGCGCTGTTTGTCGGCCAGTCGATGCCCTGGATCGATCCGCTGAAAGAGGCGATGGCCTGGCACTCCCTCGTGCTGGACGGCTTCGCCAGCGAGGCCGAGGTCATGCGCAAGCGCGGCGCGAATCCACGCGACGTCATGGAGCAGGTCGCGGCGCACCGCGCCGAGTGTAAGGACCGCGGCCTCGTATTCGCTTCCGACTTCGCCAACACCAACAAGTCGGCGCCGCCGGCACCTCCGCCCAACGAAGACGACAAGGAGGAGTGATTCTTCGTCCCCCAAGGCCACCACCAGGTGGCCTTTTTTTCGTCTATGCCCAGTAAAAACTGTCTCATTTCTCCCTAGAAATGGGACTGCCGGACTAACAAACTGATGACTTCAAAACGAAACATTCGACAAGGAAAACGGACGATGGCTACAGCTGACCAGAACCAGCCGCCGAAGTGGTACACCATCCGCCCCAACGCGCGCGCAAACGCTGGTGGTGGCGTGCAGGCCTCCGCTGCGGAGATCCTCATCTATGGCGACATCGGCGAGAGCTGGTATGGCGACACCATCGCAGCGGCATCGTTCGTGCGTGACGTGATGGCCCTCGACGTCGAGCAGCTCACCGTGCGCATCAACAGCTACGGCGGCTCGGTGACCGATGGCATCGCGATCCACAACGCGCTCAAGCGGCATAAGGCTGTTGTCACCACCGTCGTCGACGGCATCGCCGCTTCGATCGCCAGCCTGATCGCCATGGCCGGCGACAGCGTCGAGATGGCCGAGAACGCGCAGATCATGATCCACGCGCCTTGGGGCTGGAACTCCGGCAACAGCGCCGCCATGCGCGAGTACGCCGACATGCTCGACAGCTGGGCCGACGCGATGTCGACCACCTACGCGTCGAAGACCGGTGGCGATAAGGCCGAGATGCTGGCCCTGCTCACCGACGGCAAGGACCACTGGTACACGGCCGAGCAAGCGCTGGCGGCCCAGTTCGTGGACGTCGTGGTCGCCGGCCTGCCGGTCGCCGCGAGCGCACACCTGAAGGATTCCATCAAGGCGCGGTACGCATCGTTCCCGCAGCCGATAACCCCGACGGCATCTGCCGCGCCTCAACCCCAATCGAAGGAGAGCAACACCATGGCAGGAGCCAACACCCCGGCCGGTACCGACCCGACCCAAGACGCTGTGAAAGCGGCAGCACAGGCTGCGCTGGCCGCTGACAAGACTCGCCGCGCAGGTATCGCCTCCGCGTTCGCATCGTTCGCCAACATCGAAGGCGTTCCTTCGCTGCAGGCCGCCTGCGCCGACGACCACGACTGCACCCTCGAGCAAGCAAACACCAAGTTGCTGGCACACCTGGGCAAGGGCTCGGCGCCGGTCGCCGGCAGCTACATCGTCACGCTGGAAGATGAGCGCGACAAGTTCCGTGCTGGCGCCCAGGCATCGATCATGGCGCGCAGCAACCTGGCCAAGGACGACAAGGCCAATAATTACCGTGGCCTGACGCTGATGGATCTGGCGCGCGAGTGCCTGGCCCACGCCGGCGTGAATGCACGTGGTATGTCCAAGATGGACGTGGTCGCGGCTGCGTTTACCAACACCAGCTCGGACTTCCCGCTGCTGCTGGCCAATGTCGCGGACAAGGCCATGATGAAGGGCTACGAGGAAGCCGAAGAGACCTTCCAGCTGTGGACGTCCGTCGGCACCCTGGGCGACTTCAAGCCCGGCAAGCGCCTGGACCTGAACACCTTCCCGTCGCTCGACAAGATCCAGGACGGCGGCGAATACAAGTACGCCAACGTGGGCGAACGCGGCGAGACCGTGCAGCTGGCCACCTACGGCAAGATGTTCTCGCTGACCCGCCAGACCATCATCAACGACGACCTCGACGCCTTCACCAAGATCCCGCGCCGCATGGGCCGTTCTGCAATCCGCACGATCGGCGACCTGGTGTACGCGATCCTGACCGGCAACCCGCTGATGGCCGACGGCAAAGAGCTGTTCCACGCCGACCACAAGAATCTGCTGGGCGTCGCCGGTATTTCCACCGCAGGCGTTGACGCCATGCGTGTCGCGATGGCCAAGCAGACCGACGGCAATGCCACGCTGAATATCCGCCTGGCGAAGCTGCTGGTGCCGGTTGCACTGGAAGGCACCGCGAAGGTGGTGAAGGACAGCGAGTTCGAAGTCGGTGCGAACGCCAAGAACAACACGGTGCCGAACTCGGTGCGCGGCACGTTCGAAGTGATCAGCGATGCCCGCCTGGACAGCGCACCGACCACCTGGTACGGCGCCGCCGACCAGAACGTCCACGACACCGTCGAAGTGCAGTACCTGGACGGCAACCAAGCGCCGACGCTCGAGCAGCAAGACGGCTGGACCCGCGATGGTGTTGAGTTCAAGGTCCGCATGGATGCCGGCGTGAAGGCCCTGGACTTCCGCACCCTGGCCAAGACTCCAGGCGCCGCATAAGCATCCCACAACTACAGCGCCGCGCGTGCGGTGCTACATGAATCGAAAAGGAGCCAGGAATGGCAAAGAATTACGTGGGCGAGGGCGACGTACTCGACTACACCGCCGGCGCAACGGCAGTCGCTTCGGGATCGGTCGTGGTCATGAACAAGCGGGTCGGCATTGCGCTGGGCGATATCCCGCCCCTGAGCACCGGTTCGGTGGCTGTCACTGGCGTGTGGACCGTGCCGAAGCTGTCGACCGACGATGTCACCCAGGGCGAGCTGCTGTACTGGGACGCCGCCAACTCGCGCCTCACCGAGACCGCGGGCTCGCTTCCGCTGGCGGGCTATGCCGTGGCCTCGGCTGGTGTCGGCGTTGCGGCCGTCCGCATCAAGATCAACGCCTGATGTTCGAGCAGCTGGAGGTCCGCGTGAACCGGCTGGCGATGGAGCGCCTGGCGAATGCCATTGCCGTCATTGGCGGCGTGGATGTCCCAGTGATCTTCGACGCCGAATACAAGGCGGGCATGGTCGGCATCGGCATGGGCGCTGCGGCGCCGCAGCTGGTAATCGCCAACGAGCGCGTGCCGGCTGACTTCATCGACATGCGCATCACCATCAATGGCGCCGCCTGGAAGGTGGCCGATTGCCAAGCCGATGGCGAGCTGCCGTCTGGCCTGAGCCTGGTGTACCTGGAGAAGGCATGACGACGCGGCACATGCAGCTTGCTGTGGCGATCGCCGATCGACTGAAACTCGACCCGGCAATCGCCGGCAGCCGCGTCTACGTGAACCGCGTCCGTGCAATCGGCAGCGACAAGGTTGCTGTGGTTGTCGTTCGCTTGGGACGTGGCGCCTCCGAGGAGGCTGAGGTACTCGGCGGCCGTACCACCTGGAGCACCCTGATCGAGATCGAGTGCTACGGCCGCGATGGTGCCGACGACGTCCCCGGCACCGCGGCAGACCAATTGCTGGAGAAGGTCTTCGACAACCTTGACGAAGCGGACCTTGGCTACGGCGTGATGAGCGTCGCACCGCTGGCCGGCGACACGCTGGCATGGGACTTCGAGCAGCTCGACACAGGCATCGCGTGCGTCGTGGCGCGCTTCGTCGTGAAACATCAAACCAATGGAAGAACCCTGAAGTTATGAACGATTCGATCGAGCCGGACGGCAGCGATCTGCCAGATTCCATCGCTAGCGACATACAGACGTCTGCACTCGACGATGGCCCCGTCTGGCAGCAAGACCCCGCAGTGGGCGGCAGCTACGTCCGCAACACCAATACCGGCGCGCTGGTCAAGCGCGGCCCGGCCCCTGAACAGGAGTAAGACATGGCTGAAACTCAACGCCTCATCCGCAAGACCGCCATTCTCGCCAAGCTCGAGACCACTTACGGCGTCGATGCGATTCCTACCGGTGTAGCGAATGCACTCGTCGTCAGCAACGTCTCGATCAACCCGCTGAATGCGGAATGGATCAAACGCGACGTGATCCGCGAATACCTGGGCGCATCTGAAGAACTCGCCGGCGCAACTTATTCGGAGTGCGGTTTCGACGTTGAGCTGGTGGGCGCTGGCGCCGCCGGCAAGGCGCCCGCCTGGGGGCCGCTGATGCGCTCGATCGGCTTCGCGGAGATTATCACGGATGGCGTACGCGTCGACTACGTCCCAATCTCTGGAGGCTTCGAATCGTCGACCATCTACTACTTCGACGACGGCGTCCTGCACAAGCTGCTGGGCGTGCGCGGTACCGCATCGCTGAACCTGAACGTCGGCGAGAAACCGGTCATCAGCTTCAAGCTGATGGGCGTCGACGGCGGCATCGCGGTGCTGGACAACCCGAAGACCACGCTGACCGCGTGGCGCGTCCCGCAGATCGTCACAGACGATAACTCGGGAAACATCACGATCGGCTGCACGCATGCCATCGCAACCGCTCCAGCCTTCGTTGGTGGCGTGGAATACCCGAGCCAGGGCCTGGGCATTGACCTGGGCGTTACCGCGAGTTTCCAGAAGATCCTGGGCGGCAAGTCGATCGCTATCACCGACCGCGAAGTAACCGGCTCGGTCAAGCTCAAGCAAACCGCCGCCCAGGAAGTGGCCTTTATGGCCAAGGTGAAGAGTGCCGAGATGGCTACCCTCGGGCTGATCCACGGCACGGTCCCCAACGACAAGGTCGGTGTGTTCCTGCCTGCGGCCCAGTTCAAGGAGCCGTCCAAGGAAGACCTGAACGGCGAACGCATGATTGGCTACAACGTGCGCGCCACCCCAGTCGCCGGCAACGACGAAATCCGCATCATCGCGAGCTTTGCATAACCACGTGGGCCGGCCGGCCCGCATCACATCAAGGAAATCTTATGAGCAAGCGCTTTACCACCGTCATCAGCCCGACCGTTCTCGTCACCGTCAAGGGCTCCACCAAGGACGGCAAGGGTCAGCCAGTACCGTTCAAGTTCACGCTGACCTGTTCGCGCCTGCAGGCGGACGACCTGAAGCAGCGCATCAGCGGCGGCGAGTTCGACATGAAGGACGTGCTGCGTGAAGTTACCAGCGACTGGAATGGTCAGCGCCTGGTGGTCGACCAAGAAACCAGCCAGCCGGCCGAATTCTGCCCCGAGGCCTTCGACGCGCTGCTGAACATCAGCGGCATGGCTCTCGTGTGCTTTAACGCTTTCGCCAAGGAGACGAGCGCCGAAGCAAAAAACTGATGCAGGTCGCGCGGGCCGCCGCGCTCGGGCAGATCGTTGACGAAGACCAGGAGCAGCTGGACGACGAAACGGTTAACGAAGCGGCTGCAGCGTTCGGCCTGGCGCCAGTTTATGAGCGCGAGCGTGCTGAGCCGCTCTACCTCTGGCCAGAGTGTGTCAATGCCTGGAACTTCTTCCAAGCCGTCTCGACACAGTGGGTCGTCGGGCCTGGCGGCGCGATCGGGTTGAACTATCCGGGCGTGCTCGTGGTGCGGGATGCCTGGGGCATCAGGCGCAAGGAATGGCCCAAGTTGTTTTTGGAAGTGCAGGCAATGGAACGCGCGACCCTGTCAGGATGGAGTGAACGTAAGAAATGAGCGAATCCCGAGTAATTATCACCGCAGACGCCGGGCGCGCAGTGTCCGAGTTTCGTCGGTTCCGCGAACAGGCGGTCGGGGCTCTGGAACAGGTGTCCGCGGCTGGTGGGATTATCGGTGGCGTGCTTGGCGCCGTCGGCGCATCCCTGTCAGTCGCGGCTTTCACCGGATGGATCAAAGGTGCGATCGACGCTACCGATGCTGCCAGCGACCTCTCGCAGCGGATCGGCGTTTCCGTGGAGGACCTGGCAGGACTCGAGCTCGCTTTCCAGATGGGCGGTATGGAAGCCAGCGCCTTGGAAGGGGCGATGACGAAACTGTCCAAGCAGATCGTCGACGGTAATGATGCCTTCTCCAAGCTGCGCTTGAGCTCCAAGAATCTGGACGGCTCGTTCAAGAGCAACAAGGACATGCTGTACGAGCTGGCCGACCGTTTCGCTGGTATGGAAGAGGGAGTGCAAAAGGTCGCCCTCGCACAAGAAATATTCGGAAAGTCTGGTGCAGCCATGCTGCCGCTGCTCAATGGCGGCGCCGAAGGCCTGCGCGAGATGGATGCAATGGCTCACCAGCTCGGTCTGTCGCTGAGCGAAGAAGCGGTCGAGCAGGCCGGATCCTTCAACGATACCCTGGACCTGCTGATGCTGGGTACCCAAGGCGTGGCGCGCGGCGTGGCCGCGGAACTGCTGCCGACCCTGACTACTCTTGCCGGCCAATTCCTCAAAACCGCAACCCAAGGCGACACGCTCAAAAATACAGCGCAGTTTCTGGCTACTGGCCTCAAGCTGCTCTATACGGTTGGCGTGGGCATTGTCGAAGTATTTTCTACCGTCGGGAAGACCATCGGCGCCGCCGGCGCCCAGCTGGTTGCATTGGTCCAGGGCGACTTCAAGATGGCTGCCGAGATCGGCCGCCAGTGGCAAGACGATATCGGTAGCAGTTGGGCAGAGACCGCGCGTTCTATCGCGGCCGCTTGGAACGCCAGTGGCGACGCATCGGTCGAGCAGATGGCGGCCATTGTGCGTCATGGGACCGTTGTAGGTAAGAGCGCTGCTGAGATCGCGGCCGAGACCAAGAAGATGAACCAGGAGCAGCAGGCGCAGGCCAAGCTGCTGGCTGAGTTGTCTGGACTGACCGGCACGTTTGCGCAAGAGTGGGAAGCACTTAGCAAGGCATACGCTGACGGCGTGCTATCGCTGGACGCGCTCACGAATGCGCAGGCTGACTTGCTTGCCAAACAACCCGCGATCAAGGCTGCAAATGACGCGGCCGCAAAAGCCGCTGCCGAACAGAAAAAGCTGCTCGATGACGCAACGGCAGCTGTCGATCGGGACATCGACGGGATCGTGAATCAGACCGAGGCCCTGGAGCTGAAGATCCGTACCTACGGCATGCTGCCCGAGGCGATCACGGACGTCCAGATCGCAGAGCTCGAGGCGTCGAAACTATCGCTTTTCCTGTCGGATGCCGGCGTGGCCGACATCCAGCGCCGGATCGATGCACTGCGAGATCTCCGGAATGCCCAAGCAGCTACTACCATCCATGACGCGGAGATCGAGGCGGTAAAGAAACTCACCGAAGAAGGCAAGCGCATGGCTGAGACGATCGAGTCGTCGTTGACCGATGCGCTGCTGCGCGGCTTCGAAAGTGGCAAAGGGTTCGCCGAGAACCTGGTCGACACGCTGAAGAATATGTTCAACACGCTGGTGCTCCGCCCAGTCATCCAGGGAGTGCTGCAGCCCGTCTCGGGCACGCTGAATGGGCTGGGACAAAGCGTGCTTAACCAGTTCGGCCTCGGCGCTGTACCGGGGGCTGCCGGCGCCGGCAGTGGTGGCATCGGCAATACGATCAGCTCGGTTAAAGGAATCTACGATGCGATGCAGGGCGGCTTTGCTGCCTTGGGTGACACTGTTGCAGGCTTCGCTCAGAATCTCATGAGCTCGATGGGCTATACGCCACTAGCGTCGCAAGGCCTCGCCACGGCTGGCGGTCAGGCACTTACGCCAGTCGCTCAAGGGCTGGGTACCGCGGCCGGGATTGCTGGCGGTGTCGTTGGCGGTGTGATGGGTGGTCGAGCGATCTCCAATGGCTTCTCCGCGCTTGGCGGTTCGGGTAACTCGACCGTGAATGCCGGCACCGCCATCGGCGCGGCAGTTGGCTCGATCGTGCCGGTCCTTGGTACCGCACTCGGTGCCCTCGTTGGCGGTCTGCTTGGTGGCGCAGTGAACCGCATGTTCGGACATAAACCGAAAGAGGTCGTGAGCAGCAGCTTGACTGGCACGTTAGGTCAAGACGGCTTTGATGGCGAGGTGCTTCAGAAGTGGAAGCAAAAGGGCGGCTGGTTCAGAAGCGATAAATCGGGCGTCGATCTCGTCGCTGTCGCTCCTGAGATGGAACAAGCACTATCCGACGCATATGGCGTCATGAAGGTGACGACGAAGGCGTTCGCAGAAGCGATCGGCATCGACGCGTCCAGCATTGCCCGCCGTACGGACGCCATTAACATCGCGATCGGGAAAACCGACGCGGAGACACAGGCCAACATCACCGCGTACTTCGAAGGCCTGGCCAACACCATGGCCACCGACCTGGTGCCGGAAATGGTGAACCTGCAGCAGAAGGGAGAGTCTGCGTCGGCGGCGCTGCAGCGGCTTGCGACCAACTACGCGGTGGTCGACGATGCGCTGACTTCGATTGGGACGACCTTTGGTGCCGTGGGCGTGTCGTCGCTTGCCGCGCGCGAGCGACTTCTTCTTGCCACCGGAGGGCTTGATGCGTTCGCCTCGGGCGTCCAGTTCTTCCAGCAGAACTTCTTGTCCGAGGCCGAGCGCAATGCCCCAGTGCTCAAAGCGGTGACCGAGCAGCTTGCGGCCCTCGGCCTGGCTGGCGTCGATACCCGCGACGAATTCAAGCAGGTTGTCCTCGATCTGACGAACAGCGGTGCGCTGGCTACCGAGGCGGGTGCAAAACGTTACGCCGAGCTGATGAACATCGCTGCAGCGTTTGCTCAAGTATACCCGGCCACGCAGGCCCTGAACGATGCCGAGGTGCGTGCTAACCAGGTGCGCGACGAACGCCTCGCGCTGCAGGAGCGGCTCAATACGCTCAACTTCACGTCGGAGCAGTTGCGCGAGCGTGAGATCGCAAAGTACGACGAGAGCAACCAGGCGCTGATGCGCCAGATCCTGGCCATTGAAGACTACAGGGCTGCCCTGGACAGCGCTAGCCAGGCAGCAAAGAGCCGCGCCAGTGAGCTGCTTGCTGGGGTTGATAGTGCGTTCTCCGCGCTACAGGCTGTGGTCGGCCGCGAGAAGAAGCTGCTGCAGGAGACGGCCACCGCACACCGTAACTTGTCTTCCGCCCTTCATGGTGCGCTTGATGGCATGAGGGTGTCAGGGCAGGGGGCAGAAGACCGGATGAGCGCGCAGGAACAAGTGCGCGCTTCACTGGCGATCGCGAAGGCGAGCGGTGTGCTGCCTGATGCAGACAGTCTGAAATCGGCCCTTTCGGTACTGGGGCAGGACTCGTCTGCGATGTTCTCAAGCCAGCAAGAATACCTGCGCGATTTTTACGCGACGCAAAGCGATATTTCCGACCTGGCCGGACTGACAGATAAGCAGTTGACTGTGGAAGAGCAGTCGATTCAGCGGCTCGACGGCATCTTGGAAAGCGCGCAACAGCAGATCAACGCCCTTCGAGGAATCGACACTTCGATCTTCTCGCTGGCCGAGGCGATCAGCGGCTTTGACCGGGCTGTTGGCGCGGTCAAAGCTGATCCTGTGGCGAGTGCCGGCAGCGAGCTATCGAAGCTGTACAAGGAACTTCTCGGCCGGCAGGTGGACAGTGGTGGTCTGAAATTCTATAGCGATCGCATGGCGGAAGGCGTAACGCTTGCCGAAATTCGCGCGGCCATCATGCAGAGCGATGAATACAAAGCGCTAAAGGGTATCCCTGGCTTTGCCAAGGGTGGTGACCACGCGGGTGGCCTGCGCTGGGTAGGTGAGCTCTCACCCGAGCTCGAAGCCACTGGCCCATCACGGATCCACAGTACGAAGTCTCTCATGCAAGCCCTGCGTACCCCGTCGTCGGCAGGAGACAGTGCTGAACTTGTCGCTGAGATCCGGCTGCTGCGTACTGAGGTCGCACGCTTGCGAGCCGAAACGGGCAGGGGCAGCGATGCTGCTGAGAGCACCGCCCGTAGCTCCGAGAAGCTGGCAGGCCAGTTTGAAAATGCAACCGATGGCGGCAATGCAATCCGCGCGGAAGTGATTAACGTTGTGCAGACGCTGGAGTTCGCATGAATACGAGCGCAAGGGTGATGGTCTCCATCGACGTCACGGCGAGCATGCTCAGGGCCGGCACCAGTGTGCCAGAACCGGATACCGCTAGGGGTGAGGTTGCATGGGCCTCGGGTGCGAGCTATGCGGTCAATAACCTACGGACCTTTAACGGCTCGGTGTGGGCCTGCAAGCTAGCGCATACGGGCCGCACAGCGACTCCGGATCTGGATCCGAACTACTGGTACCGAGACGGGCCAACGAACCGAATGGCGCCGTTCGATGACTATGCCAATACGAAGGCGATTGCGACCGGCACGATCACATATGTGATCCAGCCAGGCTTTCTCAACGGACTGGCGGTGTACGGGATGGAAGGTGGTGCGTACAGCATCACCGTCAAGGACAAACCTGGTGGCCAGGTGATCCGAGAGTGGGGCGCCGATTTATACAGCCAGGCTGCCGGCTTCTACGAGCTCCTGTTTGCACCGTTGCTGACAACCGAGCAGTTGTCGTTCGATGGTATTCCTCTTGCCCCAAATGCCGAGGTGACGATCGTTATTTCAGCCGCGGTTGGTGCGCGAGTTGCCGTGGGCACGATCAAGCTTGGGGACTGGCGTCAGTTTGTCGGTGATGGCAGCTGGGGCGGCACCGAGTACGGGGCACAGTCGGAACGCAAGAGCTACACGCTGCGGCAGTACAACGCCGATGGTACCTACAAGACTGTGAGGCGGCCGGGAAGCCGCAACGTCACTAGCACCATCAAGATTGAGGCCGACCAAGCGATGTACGCCGATGCCATCCTAGGAGAGATCTTGGACAAGGCTGTGCCGATCGAAGCGAGCAATCTTCCAGGCTATGGCTACCTCAACACAATTGGATTCGTTACCGGAACCGTCCGTGCTGACAGCGTCAGCACGGCATCAATCAACTTGAAAGTCGAAGGCAACATCTGATGGCAATCGAACCAGTACCAAAATTAACGGACATCCCACCATTCCCGCCGCTTTCTGATCGCGCGGCAGGGACATATAACGCGAAGGCCTTTGCGTTCGGCACGCATCTGTCTGATACGTTCAATGACGAGATCGCTGCAGTGGCGCACAATGTCGTGCACAACGCGAACGAGATCCTGCTTAAGGTGACTGCAGCTACCGATGCTGCAGCGACCGCGGTCGCTGCAGCGCAGTCGACGAAAGATGCAGCCGCAGATGCAGCAAGCGCGCTAGCCAGCCGGCAGGCGGCAGCGCAAAGTGCCTCGACGGCAGAGCAAAGCGCGACCAGCGCGCAGCAGGCGAAGCAGTCGGTCGACCAGTCGCTGGCATCAATCGCCGGCGGTCCGGTCGCCAGCATCAACGGGCTGACCGGCATCGTCAACATCAAGGTGCCGACCACTGGCGACGTCGTAGTGAGCGCGCGGAAGGATTATTTGGCGCCGGCCTACCTGCCATGTGACGGCGGCACCTACCTGCGATCTGCCTACCGCGATCTGGCCGCTATGATTCCGGTCGAGTATCCCACGTCCAAAATCACCAGCATGGGCCGCGCACCAACTGACGCAGGCTTTGCGGTGGCATTGAGCAGGGATAATTTGTACATGGCCGTGGGGTTAGCTTCTTCGCCCTACATGGAGGTATATAAGCGGTCGAGCAGCACTGGCTTTAGTTCCTTGAATCCGTCTGCTTATCCAGCTACGCAAATTCTAGGCTTGGATTTCAGCGCTGATAGCGTTTATTTAGCATTGGCGGCAACGCAGACTCCGTTCTTTGGGGTGTATAAGCGAAGTGGAGACGTCTTTACCAGGCTGACAAATCCTACTCAGCCGGCAGGTTCTTGTTTTGCTGTTGCGTTTGCGCCGTCCGGAACGCATGTCGCTTTGGGTGGGCAAGGTAATGATCGTCTCGCGCTGTATAGCCGATCAGGTGACGTGTTCACCAAGCAAGCCATTGCGGCGATTCCGACAGCAGGCAATGGGAATGCTGTTGCGTTTAGCTCGGATAGTGCGTATTTGGCGGTCGGCACAAGCGCCAGTCCATTTGTGTCGATCTACAAGCGCAGTGGGAATGTGCTCGAAAAGCTTGCTGATCCTGATTTGCTCCCTACTGCATCTGTTGAATCGGTGGCATTTAGCCCAGACGGGAATTACCTTGCGGTAGTCGGTAGCGGCACCAATAAGCTGATCATCTACCAGCGTAATGGAGACGTGTTTTCGAGGATTGCTACTCCTGCTTTGCCGAGTGCCGCCTCCCCGCGAAGCGTGGTTTTCAGCCCGAATGGTGTCTATCTTGTTGTGGGGGACGGCAGCAGTGGCGGCTTCAGCGCCTTTATTTTCAGGCAGACCGGCAACGGATTTGCTCAAGTCCCTAATCCTCCTGGTATGTCAGCTGGTGCTAATTGCGCGGCATTCAGCGGCGATAGCTTGACGATGGCCTTTGCGCACAGCTCGACGCCGTTCCTGACCGCCTACAGGGTTGAATACAACACCAACACGCAGTTCAAGCTGCCGACGCAAACCGTCGACGGCCTGGGCCTGCTCGGCTACATCAAGACGTGAGGATAACCATGGAATCGCTGATTACCGCTTACCTGTTTGATGCGATGGGCGTGCATGCCGGCACGTTGCAGATCGATCCGACTGAACGCGTGCCTGAGAACTCTACGTTCGAACCGCCGCCACTGCTGGATCGAACTCAGCATGCCAGGTGGAACGGCTCGTCCTGGCTCGTCTTGGATGACATCCCCGTGCCAGGGATGGACGTCGTGGATACCGCGCCGCTCGAGGTCACGCGCCGGCGGGCCCTGCAAGCACTGTTCATCAAGTATGGATTGAAGGAGAGCGACATTGAGGATGCAATCGTCCTCAATATTACTGATCCGAATGCGCAGTACCTGGCTCTGACCGAATTTCGTGCTGCGCAAACGTTCGAACGCGGCCGTGAGCTTGTAGTGACCATGGGCGTTGCACTCAAGCTGGACTTGCCCGCGTTGTTTATTTTCGCAGCAGAGTTGCCTTAACCTCCTGGCGGCCTTCATCTACAACGAGGGGAGTTCGAATAACGAACAGAGCAGCTTGAAATTGTCCCATTTCTCCCTAGAAATGGGACCGTGAGAACGAGAGACTGTGCGTACCCGGTCCTTCGCAACACCCACGAATTGGACACTACACCGGGCGACTTCCAACTACGAGAGAAACCCGAATGAGTGAACCAATTTCCAGCGCGGCCGCCGGTGCAGCAAGTATGAAAATTATCGGCGGTCTTGCCGGAATGGGCATCGGCGCCGCGCTGGCTTCTTTCGTCGTGATGGCGATGACACCTCCAGGCAGCAAAAAAGAATGGCGGGTTGCACTCGCGTGTACCGTAGTCGGCTCTCTCGCCGGCGGTTCTGCATGGATCAAGTACCTCGGTCTCGAGCACTGGTCCGACGATCTGCTGGGCCAGATTGCGCAGGGCGGTTTCATGTTCACCTGTGGCTTGCCGGCATGGGTCATCGTCCGTGCACTCTTCAAGTTCATCGAGAAGCGCCGTGACGCCGATCTGGCCGACTTGGTCAAGGACGTCAAGGAGATGATCTGATGCCGCCGACCGCCTTCATTAATCTGTTGCTGCCGGCTGCTCAGGCATGCCACCGTGAGCACGGAATCCCTGCGTCATTCACGCTGGCTCAAGCAGCGCTTGAATCGGGCTGGGGCGCCCGTGCGCCAGGAAACAACCTGTTCGGCATTAAGGCCGACCGGGCCTGGAAAGGAAAGACTGTCGACGTGCCAACGCATGAATACGTGGATGGTCAACGCGTGAACATAGTCGACAAGTTCCGCGCATACGCCACGCCGGCAGACTGCATCGCTGATCGGGCCTGCTTCTTCAAAGTCAATAAGCGCTACGCCTCCTGCTTCGCGGAGACCACCGGCGCGGGTTGGGCGCGTGCTGTAGCGAGGGCTGGCTACGCGACCGATCCGAAGTACGCGGACATCCTCATCAAGATTATGGACGGTCGAACGCTTTCGCAGTACGACGTGCAGACGAAGGTGCCAGCGTGACGCGAGCTGAGCGGATTCTGGGCGTGGTGTTGGTACTCGCGTGCCTGGTAGTGCTGGGCCTGTTGTGGCTGCAGCACTATGGCGCCGTGCGTTACACCGCTGGATACGCTGCTGCAGTTGCAGAAGGCCAAGCCTCGCATGATGCTCTGGCTGAAATTTACCGACAGACTGAGGAAGATCTGCGCGCCCAGCTATACGCGAAAGATGACATCGCAATTCGAAAGGACAAAGAACATGCTCAATCTCTGGCGGCTGCTCAGCACCGCATGCTTACTGGCGATGACCGGCTGCGCTGCCCAGCAAGTCCCTTACCAGTCACCACCGCGACCGACGATCGACCAGCTACCACCGGATCTACGCCTCAACCAGAAGGACCAGGAATTGTGCCAACGGCTTCTGCTGATC